GATTCTCTGACCCTAGAGGTATCTTCGGATCTCCAGGAGCGTAATAAAAAGATTTATGTGGCGAGACAAGTCTCGCCACATATGATATAAAAGGTGTGAATATGAAAAATTTCCTAGTCAAAATATATGCGTATCATTACAAAATGGAGATAAAAATTACCTGTAATGAAGGTCCTTTAGATATAGAAAACGCTATTATTGACAAATTGGGAAAAGGTGATATAAAATGGGAATATCTTGGAGAAATGAACGATCCAAGAATTAAACGAATAACCTACGAGGAGGTTATTAATGGAGGAGATGATGCAACATCTACAGGACCTGTATCACAAAAAGAAGGGTCTGGATCTAGAGTGGGAGCAGGAGCATCTTAAAGAGGGTAGATATACTCTCAATATGGTTAAGATCGACAGAAAAGTTAGAGAAGTTCTTACCCACATAAGAGCAGCAGAAGCAAAAAAAGCTCATATGGAAAACAAAGTTGAGAATGCTGCACCCGAAGTTTCTGTAGCTACTTAAAGCTACAATAAAATCAAAACAAAACCACAGCCCTCTTGCGCTCTGATTAAATCTAATATATAAATCTTATTACTATACGATTAATTAAGAACGTAAACGAGTATAGTCGACGGCCTAGAGATTACGTTCAAAAAACTAGGAGGATAAAAAAATGTCAAATACTACATTTACAGGACCAGTAACATCTCTTAATGGATTTATTGGTGGACCAAATAAGAATGCAGGCGATACGCAACAAGGTGGAAAAAACACTTATTCAATTGGTGCGAACTCAACTGAAGTAACTGATGGTACAAAAACATTAAGCGCAGCAGGTAACGAAGGCGTTTTAATATATGTTGATAATGGTGCTGCTGGTGCAAAAGTATACGCTTTTTCAGATGGAACAAACTGGAAAAGAGTAGACACGCTTGCTAACATATCATAATTTTAATGGAGCCCTTCGGGGCTCCTAATTAGGAGAAAAAAATGGCAGGTGGCGGATCGTTTTCAAGTGATCAAAAATTTACAACACTAACAGCAGATGGTAGTTTTAAAACTATTACTGGTGGTAGTATAGATTTAGGACCATGTAGAGTAACTTACATTCAAGCTTTTGGTGCAAATAACTCTCTTGTTAAATTACATGATGGAACTTCAAATGCAGGTTCATTAGAATTTCAAGCTAAGTTTGGCACTGAAGGATTAGATGTTTTTGTTCCAGGAAGTGGAATAAGATTTAAGACAGGAGTTTTTTTAGATTTAACTAATACAGACTCTGTAACTATAGGATATACGGGATAATGAAAAGTGATGTAAAAGCAATACGAAAAACTTCAACAGGAAGTGTCTTTGGAGGAAGAACTAGATTAAGAGGAATTATTTTAGCTTCATCTGGATCAGCAGGTTCAGTTACTTTACAAGACGGTAACTCTGTTACACAGTTTCAAGTAGATGTTCCAGCTGGAGATGTGTTTTCATATAATTTAGCAGAAGATGGTATTTTGTTTGAAGGTGGTATGACTATATCAGCAATTTCAAATGCCACTGTAACAATTATATTAGACAAGTAAGGAGATAAATGGCTACATCTGGAACTACAACGTTCGATCTACCAATCGACGAAATAATCGAAGAAGCATTTGAAAGAACAGGAATGCGTGGTAATCGAACTGGTTATCAATTAAAAAGCGCTAGACGTTCTCTAAATATCTTATTGTCTGAATGGGGAAATAGAGGTATTCACCTTTGGAAAGTAAAACTAGCACAGATTCCATTAGTAGAGGGACAAGCAGAATATAATTTTGCAAATGACAATGCTAACTTTCCACAAGATATAAGTGATATATTAGAAGCTTATGTTAGAAATAACACAACAGCAACAGCTCCAGTAGATACAACACTTACAAAAATAGATAGATCAGCATATTCTGCTTTAGCTAATAAATTAGCAAAAGGAACACCATCACAATACTATGTACAAAGAACTGTAGCACCAAGCGTATTTTTATATCAAACACCTAGTTCTTCTTTTTCAGGTGCAAGTCATTTTTTAAAATTTTATTATGTAGCTAGAATACAAGATGCTGGCGCGTACACAAATGAAGCGGATGTTGTTTTTAGATTTTTACCATGTATGACTTCAGGACTTTCTTATTATTTAAGTTTAAAATATTCACCTGAAACAGCACAGTCAAATAAATTAATATATGAAGATGAGTTACAAAGAGCTTTGACAGAAGATGGACAAAGAACATCTACATTTATTACACCACAAACATTCTATGGAGACGGAGTATAATGGCATTATCAAAAGGTAAATATGCAAAAGCTATATCAGATCGATCAGGTCAAGAGTTTCCATATAGTGAAATGGTAAAAGAATGGAATGGTTTATTAGTTCATACATCAGAATTTGAACCTAAACATCCACAACTAGAACCAAAACCAAAGGCAGGTGATCCACAAGGTTTATTAAATGCTAGACCTGCTAGAACAGAATTTGCAACATCTGAACTTTTAAGTGTAGATGCTTTTTCTACAACAAGTGGAAGTACAACAGTAACTGTATTTGAACCTGACCACGGTAGATCAACAGGTGATATTATAAGATTTAAAAATGTATCAGACGTAGGAGGTTTACCTGCAAATGGATTTAATCTTGAAACAACTATTAACGGTTCAATAACAACTACATCTAATTCAATAACACTAACAGATGGCAGTGACTTTCCAACAACTGGTTTTGTATTCATGCAAAAAGTTGACAATGAAACAAAAAGATTTATTCCTGAAGTAATTAAATACACAGCTAGAATAGGTAATGTTATTTCTGGTCTAACAAGAGGTACGTCAGCACCTTTCTTTGGTAAAACACCTGCAGTAACAACGGCACAATCTTTTGCTTCAGGCACAAAAATATTTGGTGGTAGAGCAATAACAATTATAAGTGAAAGCAGAACAAACTTTGCAAACGCAACTGAATCATTTAGTAATAAATATACATTCACAGTTTCTGGAACAGCAACATCAACAACATCAGGAGGAGGATCTAACGTCTTTGCAGGACCAGTTAGTGATAGAGCATAATGGCATACACACTTACAAACTTACAAGATGATATTAGAAATTATACAGAGGTGGATACTTCTGTGTTGTCAACTTCTGTAATAAACACAATTATTAAAAATGCAGAAAACAAAATTTATAGAGCTGTAGATTCTGATGCTGATAGATTTTATGCAACATCAACTACAACAAATGGAAACAGATTTGTAACTATACCATCAGATCTTAGGATTATAAGATATGTACAAATCAAAGACTCTACAGACGGAAATAAACAAAAGTTTTTAGATCAAAGAGATACAAGCTTTATGGCAGAATATTACAATACACCAGGCACAGCTTCAGGTGTTCCAAAATATTATGCTAACTGGGATGCTAATTTTTGGGTTGTGGCCCCTACTCCAAATGCATCATACGAGATAACATTGGCTTACATCAAGTCACCAACTAGCCTTACAGATGCTTCTGTCAGTGGTAGTGGCACTTATTTATCAAACAAATATCAAGATTTACTTTTATACGGTTCTCTTGTAGAAGCGTATGGATACTTGAAAGGTCCTGCAGATATGATACAATACTACACGCAGGCTTATCAAAGAGCTATTGAAACGTACGCGATCGAACAACAAGGTCGTAGACGCAGAGGCGAATATGAAGATGGTGTTATTCGTACTCCACTCAAATCAGTTAACCCATCACAATAGGAGATAAAATATGGCAAATATAGTACCTGACTCGTTTAAAACTGGATTGTTCAAAGGAACATTCAACTTCGATACTTCTGGTAACGGAGGAAACGCTTTTAAACTTGCTTTGTATACTAGTATCTCTTCTTACAGCGCGTCATCAACAGTTTATTTAGCTGGAACAAGTAATGGTGAAGTTAGTTCTTCAGGAACAAACTATACAGCTGGTGGAAATGCTCTAACTAATTCTGGTGTAAGTGTTTCATCAAACATAGCTTTTATAGATTTTGCTGACTTAACTTTTTCATCTGTTACGTTGACTGCTGCGGGAGCTGCTATTTACAAAACAACTGGCGGAGGAAACGAGCTAGTAATGGTGTTGGATTTTGGAGGAAACAAAACTGCAACTAACGGAGACTTTGTTGTTCAGTTCCCTACAAACGATTCATCAAACGCGATATTAAGAATCGGTAACGCGTAATAGTAAAGGATTAAAGAATGGCTTTTGTACTTAACGATA